GCTTCCGCCAGGTGGCTGGAGTAGTAGGCGCCGGCGTGGGCGCTGGCGTAAGCGCCTTCCCAGATGTGTTCGTACTGATCCGGCCTCTTCTCCTTGTCTTCCAGGCGGATCTGCTGCAGGACACTCGGAAACCACGGGTTGTCGCGCCAATTCAGCTCCACCAGCTTGCTATTGGCCGGCGGATTGATCCGGAACCGCTTGTTGGTCGCCGACTGGCGGCGCTCCGGGTTCCAACTCACCCAGATTTCAGCGCCCTCCTCGCGCACGGTGGGGACGGCTTTCATCCAGGCGACTTCGCTAACCGGCTCCGCTTCATCGACCCACAGCAGCCGTATCCGCGCCGTCGACTTCACGCTTTCGATGTTGCGGCGCAATCCCGCGAAAACAAACTCGATCTTGCCGTCGCGGGTTCTGATGTATTTCTCGCCAACCTCATACTGCGCGGCCAGCCACGCCTGGGTCTCGATCGCCGCCTTAACCTCGGCCATGCTGCTTTCGTCCAGCGAGTTCTGAAACTCCCTAGCGCACAAAATGACCCCGGTTTCGTTGGCCTGGGCGCAGCGCAGCCCGTGCACCGCCGCCATGGTTGCGAAGCCCCGGCTTTTTCCGGAGCCCCGGCCACCGAAAGCGCAGCGGTAGAGCGCCGGGCCGTCGAAGATGTTAACCAGTTTTTCCGGCAATTCGATGCGGCCGGCCTGGTGCACGGCGTCACGCCGAACGCGCGCCGTGCTCATTCCACCGCCGCCAGGCGTTCCGGCCGCTCCGGCCAGCGCCGCAGCCGTTTCAATTCGTCCTGCAGCAACGCCACCTCGACCTCGAGATCCAGCACCCGCACCAGCAGGTTATTGCGCTGGGTGCGCAACACCGCCGCCTCCGACAGCGCCAAATGCGCGTCCTCGCTCATCAATACGCCACCCAGTTGGTGCCGTTGCAGTAAACCGGCGTCAGCACCGCCCCGCCGCCAACCACCGCGGCGTGCCAGGCCGGGGCCAGGGCGTCCGACACCATGCTGGTCGAGCCGGCGCTGGTGGCGCAGGGATGCGCCGCGGCGAGCTGCGCCACGGTGCGCGGGATCACATAAGCCAGGATGTCGTCCACCCCCTGCCAACCGACGCCGCGCGAATACGCGATGCACTTGTCGATGCCGCTGGCATCGTTCTGCAGGCAGAGATTGCCGCTGAGGCTCGGTGGCAAGCCGTTATACGTCATGTCGCCGCTGAGGAACCCGCTGAGCCCGCTAACGGTCCACAAGGCGGGGTTGGAAAACAACACCAGCCCCGGATAGACCTCGGAGAGGTTCAGATGGAGATCGCGAGCAACGACGGAGGTGATCCCCGCCGCCGTGTTAAACACGCTTCCGGTCGCCGGCACGACAAAGCTCTTCAGCTTCAATCCTTGCAATTTGATGCTGCTGGTCGATGACCGCAGGCAAATAAAGCTCGCCGGGTTGATCTCGAGGATCAGGTCGAGATCAAGGCCGCGGCTAAAGGTAGCGCCGTTTTGATAGATCGCCGCGGCGCACAAATTCCCCGTCGTATAGAGATAAGAATTGATGAATTTGCTGCCTTGCGTGCCACTGAGGAAGAGCGGGACATCGCCGGTAAGCCACCCGCCGACAAAGGTGGTGCTATTGTGGCTGGCACAGGTGTTTGCCGCCGGCGCGGCAGCAAAGGCCGATGTCAGCGGCACGCTGTTGCAGGCGTCCTCCATCCAGCCATAGCTGCCGACCGTGGTCGCCGCGTTGGAGACAAACGGGCCGACGATCGTCGTCTGCTCCGCCGCGTAGTTGTAAACCCCAGCCTTGGTGAACGTGCCGGTAATGTAGGGCTGGTTAAATACATTCATGTCGGCGTTGGCCAGGCCGGCGCTGCGGCCGAACTGAATGCCGATGCTAGGCGAGCCCGTCGCCGCACCGTTGATGTACAGGTGCTCCCAGGTGATAAACCTTGTGTTGAGCGCGTCGATGCACGGGGTGCCGCCGGTGGCGCAGTACAGCCGCAACTGAATCGTGCTCGGGCTGCGGTTCTGGTCGCCGACCTGGCGCAAGCTGGTGGCGTTGAGCGTGGACGAGATGCGGCAGGTTTTGCCGGCCGCCGCCACCCGGAACGGCTGCGCCGCGGTGCGGATGGCGTCGAACATCGCGTTCAGCGCCGCGGTGTCGTCGGCGCCGCCGCCAGCTTGCGCCGTGGCGTCGCACTTGGCGCCAAAATCATAGGGGTAATAGACTTTTTCGACGTCCCGGCTCATCGGGTTGGGCACCTGCTGCGCCAGTGCCGGCGTGAGCGCAGCGAACAGCAGGAGCGCGGCGAGGGCACTCCCCAGCGACATCAGACCTGAACCCAGGCAGAGCCAGCAAAAGCAAGCTGCACCCAGCCGTAATTGGCGGCGATCACCAGGCTCAGCGCCCCCTCGATGGTAAAACCGCCGCCCGCCACGGTGATCGGGTTGCCGCTGCCGGCAAACCCGTTGGCGTCCTTTATCGTCAGAGACTGGCCAAGGGCAGGCGCCGGCGGCAACGTCACGGTATGCGGCGCCGCCGTGGTGTCGACCAGCACCAGCCCGTTGGTCCCGGCCGGCAGAACGCCCGAGCCGGTCACGCTGGTGAACCCCGGCTGCCAAGCCGGGCCCGGCGGGCCTTGCTGCCCGACCCCGGCGATGACCTCGATCACCGGCGTCGGCGTTGCGACGATGTCGATCGCTACGGTGTCGGCCATTCTATTTCCAGGATACCCAGCCGATACCGGGCGGGCCTTCAAGGTAGCGCATCTCCAGCGCCGCCCCCGGGCCGTAACCGCTATCGGGGGCACCCGCCACCGGGTGCCCGGCCGCGTCCTCGATCGTCAGCGCCGTCACCGGCAAGGCAAACGAGATCTCGACCAGGACCCCGAGCGCCGGGCCTGGTGGCAACCGTATCGTCAGCGCCGCCAGCGGGCCGGTGGCGACATGCAATGCCACCTCCGACCCCATGATGATGGTCTCGCCGCTCACCGGGTACACCACCCGGACCGGGCCGGCGGGGGCCGGCGCGGCAATGCCGGCCGATACCGGCGCTTGCGTCACGTCGCCCGTCACCAGCACCTTGCCCGCCACCAGGGTGCGAATGTCGCTGCTGGCGTAGGTCAACTGCAGGTCCCACACCCCACGCGGCGGCAAGAGCGCGCTGTCGACCGCCAATACCGCCACATCCACCGTGTTGGGCGCGGTGACGCCGCAATAAAGCTGGGTCACCATGTTGCCCCCGGGCCGGTCGCGGATCTGCGCCGCGGCGCTCGCCCCGGTAAAGTCCGATGGCATGGTCTTGGCCGCGTCCTGCCAGCAGATAAACCGCCAGCGCCCGGTGTCGCCCCGGTAGATGCACAGGTCGTAACTGCCAGGGGTCATCCGCGCACCATGTACCGGCCCGACAGGCCGAACTTTACCGCCGTCGTCCCGGCCGGGACACCCGTCGTCGTCAAGCTGCCGTGCAGCGCGCCCGTAAGGTTGGTAGATGGCGCGATCGAGCTGCTAAGCACACTGCACGTCAGAAACCCGGTAAACGTGACCTTATCGACAAAATTGAGCGTGCAACTGTTAAACCCAGCCGGCCCCTGTGCCCCCGGCATGCCGGTATAAGCCAGGCTGAACGCGCCACTCGCCGTCGTGTACGCATTGGCGTTGAACGTGCTCGTCAGCAAAAACTCAACATAGTTGCCGCGTCGGTAGTACCACCCGCCCGTCGAGACGCTGGTCGGGGCAAAATCTCCCGGCGTCGCAAAACCCGGCGTCACCACCATGTCGGTGAATTTGTAAGCGCCGAAATCGTAGTACCCAAGCGCCGTGGCGAACCCTAAAGCCGCCGCCCAGCCGCTCGACTGGTTGCCCTCGACGTAATTCAGCGCATTGTCCGTCGCGATGTTGATCCACTGATTGGCGGCATTGAAAGGCAGGTCCTTGATCGTATTGCCGGTCGCCGTGATGCTGCCGCCCGCCACGCTGATCAGCGGCGCGGTATAGGTCTGGTTGAGACTGTTGAACACTAGCCCCGTCAACTTGGCCTGCCCGCCGGTCACCTTGACGCTTGGCGCCCCGGTCGAGCCGTTGCCTATCAACCCGCCAGCGATCTGCACAACCCCGCCGGCCACGCACACCGCCGACGGGCCAGCATTGTTCGCCGTGCCAGCCACGAGATTGTTGATCGTCACCGCTTGCGAGCCCGAGGCAATGTCGATCTGGCAATGCGTGTTCGCACCCACGGCACTGCCGGTTGCGTACACGTTGGATGCTATCAACCCAATCCCGGCACTGGTGTGCGCTACCTCCAATGTCGAGTTCTTGCCGTCCAGCGCCAGATTGCTGACCAATCCCCAACTGAACCCGGCGGTCAGCGCAACCCGTCCCTCCCAGGTGCGGAAATCGTCGATCACCCCGCCATCCAACGCGCCGATCTTGGCGGCGTAGGCGTTGCCGTCCTCGTATACCCCGGTATAAAGCGCGCTGGCGCCGTCAATTCCCCAGCCGTAATGCACCCAATGCGAGACGTGGCCGAAATTGTGCCCGTTCTCCAAGGTCAGCCCGACGTTGAGGCTCGACTCCTCGATGTTCTCGATGTCGATGCTGCTGGCGTGCTGCAGGTTGATACCGTCCCAGGCCCGCTCGATCCGAATATTCTGGATCGTCATGCCGCCCGCTGCCGGGGCCACCGGCTGATAAATCGCCGGTGGATATTTGCACCCAGTGCCGCCAGCGCCACTCGTACAGGACCCCAAGACCGCGAAGTTCGCCCTCGTGCCCTGGGTGCTCGGCTGGTCGAACTCAAACGCCAGATCCTTGACGCAGGGCGTGTATTTGGCAAACCCGTCGCCGACCTGGGGGTAGTTCAGGTTTACCACCCCGGTCGCCGCCGGGCTGAAGGTCTGATCGATGTGCAGAAACGTGTTGCGGCGGCTGTCGCCGGAGAGGCACCGGCCATCGACGATGGTTATCGGGTTCTTCACGTAGTACCGCCCGGCCGGCAGGTACACGTTCACCGCCTGGCCGTTCCGGGTGACAGTCAACGCCTGCGCAATCGCCGCGCTGCAGTCGTGCGTTGCATTGGCCGCACTGCCGTCGCACAGCGGATCGAAGTCCAGCGGTGTCGCGGCCGTGCCGAGGTTGAGGTTGTAGCGGGCATCCGGCAATTTGGCGTTGGTGGCGTCCTGAAACATATCCGCCGCCGCCGGCGGGCTCGCCAGCAGCAGGCCGGCTGCGAGGGCAAGCCAGCGCCGCATCAAAAGCCCCAAAACCCGCGCTGGTTATTCACCAGCACCGCGCGCTCGGCCGGGGTGAGGCTGTAATTGTCCCAGAACACCGCCTCGACCTCGTTGGCTATCGTCGGCGACGGCGCCCCGGTGATGCGCGGCAGGGCCGCCGTGACAGAGCCCGTTGCCGTGCCGGTTGTTTCCACACCATCGATGCTGATCACGCTCGAAGCGCCGGCCAGCACGGCATTGAGTGCGTGCCAGGCACCCTCGGTCGCCCCGGCCGCCGTCACGTTGCCGCTGCTGCCGCCAAACACCCCCCAGGTGTCGGTGGTGCCCGCCATCGCGACGCGGTTGCCGGCGGCGGCGTTCTCGGAGATCAGGCTGAAACTCCCGATACCGCCGCTACGCTGCCCGACCGCGCTAAAGGATACCGTGCCGGTGGCCGGGGTGATCGTGGCGGAGGCCTGCAACACCTGCGTGTTCGCGGTGTACTGCCAGCACGGCAAAGTGCCCTGGCAGTTGAATATGAGCTGCGGCTGGTTGGCTGCCGTCGCCTGCACCAGATCACGCGCGTTGCCGCTCTGGTCGTACCATTTGGAGCCAAAACAGGTGGTGCTCGCGCAGTGCGCGTTCGCCGCGGCTACATCTACCGGGCTGCCGAGGCCCGGCACATAGCCGACAAAGCCGATATCAAGCTCCGCTTGGTCGCTGGCCCGCCGAAGGCGGATCGCGCTGCCGGCATAACCCGAGAGCAGCTTGCGCATTCCGTAAGCGCCGCTCGGCTGGGTCAGCATATCCAGCGGCAACGCCGCCCAGTACCCGCGCTGGTTCGCCACCAGCGCCGCTGCCTCCGGCGCCGTCAATATATAATTGTCCCAGCGCACCGCCTCGCTCTCGTCACACGTCGTCGCCGCCGTGCCGGTGATAACCCCAGTCCCCGCCGCCACGTTGTTGCTGTTGGTCGTGCCGGAGGCGACCGCGCCGTCAATGTTGATGTAGCTCGCCGCCGCGTTCAGCGCCCCCGTCGCCGCGTGCCACGCCGCGTTGGCGGCGGCGCCGTTAACGCCCAGCGTCCCGTCGAGCACGCTCCACTGCGCCGCCGCATTGGCCGAGGTGATCCGGTTGCTGGTGCCGCCGAAATTGCCGATCAGCCAATAACACTGCGCCGTCCCGGCACTCCGGTTGCCAACCGCGCTAAAGCTCATCTTGCCGGTCGCCGGCGTCGTGCTGCCGGTCGTCGCCAGAGTTATCGTGCCGGACGTCACCCGCAGACACGGCAGCCTGCCGCTGCAGTTGGCCACGTAAGCCGGCTGGTTCGCCGCGGTTGATTGCGTCAGGTGCCGGGCGTTGCCGGATTGGTCGTACCACGTCGTTACCGTGCACGCCGTGGTGCAGAAAGCGGTGGCGGCTGCCGTGTCGAAGTCGCCGGTGGCGGTAAAACCGATATCGCTCGTCGTGGTGTCCACGCGCTGCAGCTTTACCGCCGGACCGGCATAGGTGCTGCGCAGCTTCCGGAAAGAATATGCGCCGGAGGGGGTCGTGAACCCGTCCAGGGGGGCTGCATTCGCCGGGATTATCCGGTGGCCCCGATACGGCGCGTGCATCCGGGCGTCGGCCGATACACCGACCGTGGCTATCGCCGCCGCCAACCCCGCCAGAAACCAGCGACGGCGCATCGCCTACAGCCCATCCCCCGGCGTGATGTAGATCGTGGCCGCGGTGCCGGCCGAGATGCCCGCAATGTACTGCTGGGTGCAGCCGATCACCTCGACGGATGCCGGGGCTACCGGCATGCCGGTGGCGAGGGTGGCTGCGGCGGTTACGTCCCCGCAGGCGACGAAGGCGGCTACCGTGCCGCTATTATATATACGCATGTGCGGGCTGTTGGCTGCCGTCTGCACCTGCACGCGGCCGGTGATGCCGGTTACCGCCAGCGATACCGTGGGGCCGCCGGGGGCGAATGCGTTCTGCGCGGAGGCAGGAAGCGCCATAAGACACAGCATGAGCGCAGCGAATACCAAAAGACCAGGTTTCATGCGGCTCTCTCATTAGGGTCTCGCGCGCGGGTGTGCGCAGCGCGCGGTATATAAAGGAAGCGCCCGGACACGCCAGGGTTGCGGCGACTTGTGCTGCGCTGCAAAAAAAAATATTCGGGTGGGGTGGGGTGAAGGTGGGGGTGGGTGGGGCCCACGCCGCCGCCAGTATGGAACCATCCGTTTGAGGGTGTCGGACGGCGGCTGTCTTCTATACGCGTACGCGAGGGGCGAGGCGGATATCCCATCCGCCGCCGTGCCGCAGAAATGCTGGGGTTTAGGCCAGTGCGCCGCTATTACCCATCATCAGACCCATCGATCGTGATCTGTTTCGGCCGCACCGCCACCAGCTCGATGCGAGTCAGCAGTGGCGCCGATGCGTCACCGCTGAGTTCTATCTTGTCGCCATATATCTTAGGCAGCATCTTTGAGAGCATCCATTTACGGCTCTCCACCATCAGCCTGGCACGCTGAACGGCAGCATTGTCCACATAACCGTTCGGGCCGAGGCAATCGGTGTCACTGATCGCAAGCACCTCATCGGCAATTCGCTCGTAACCGATCGACCTTGCGCGTGCGTAGCTCTGACCGAACCCTGGCGCCCTCTTCTCGTCCCTAACCCAGTTGAGCACCGCCTTAAAGCACGGCATACCGGGCGTCTTGCATATGACATTCAGCGGTTCACCATCCGCCAACCTATCACAAATCTCATCAGCAAGCGCCTGCGTATACACCGGCTGCGAGCCGTTACGCCCGCCACGGCGCAGCTTAGCAGCCATCGGCGTTAGGCGTCCTCGCCCTGGAGCGCGGCGTGCTGCGTCGGTTGGTAATTGTCCTGCAATAGGCCGTCGGCGTGCATTCTATTTATAACGCGCTCGTCGAAGTGCTCTCCGTAGCAAGTGTCGTTTATACGGCCGGTTGGCCGGTACAATCTGTGATCGCCGTGTATTGTGGTATGAATATACCCGTTGTTCATTTTCCGGATAAAGTTCTGGGATTGTTTTTTGTATTCTGCTTCGGTCAGGGGGTTTTCTCCAAACCGGCCGCCGTTGCTGCCGAACACGGCTACAACGGGATTACCGTATATTTCGCGGTGCTCTATTGCGATCGGTCCGCCTGCTGGGGTTGCCACCTGCACTTGCCAGTGAGGGGGGAATTCGCTCAACCGCTCGATCCAGTCTTTTACGGTCATTGGGGCATGCGTTCGCTGTGTATCCAGACATCGGGTTCCTGGTGGAGCCAGACGGTGGGCTCATCCTGGATCGGCGCGGGGTGACACCAGCAATGGGGGCTGCTGATGTGCTCGCGGTGGGGTGCGTCTGTCGTCACATGCAGCGGCGGAAATGGCCCTGGTCCTTGTCGCAGGCTCGCTATTGCCTCCAACAGGGCTCGTGTGTCACCGGGCACGGTAGCCGCCGCTGTCGACCCGCATGCGGGCGGGGGTTCCGTTGAGGTGGCTGATAATCCGGTGTTCGGCGTCGTGCATGATGCGGCGGAGCTGCGCGCGGCCGCGGCCGCGGCCGTGGCGTTCGAGTTCATCCAGCGCCTCCAGCTTGCGCCACGCCCAGGGGTGTGGCTGCGACCGGGCCCAGAGCACCAGGCGCTGGTCGCGTGTCAGCAGGAACAACCAGCCGAGGGCTTCGTCGCATCTCGTGATCTCCTGCGGGGTTGGCGGAATGCGTGGGGCGCGTGCCGGGAGCCAGCCGTAGGCGAGCCAATCGTAGACCACATCGGGCCAGGCGACGCGGTAATCCTCTGGGCGTCCATTGCGGGGCATCGGCAGGCGTTGGATGGTCCAGGCGGCCTCGCGCAGCCGATCGCGCACGGACTCCTGGTCCCATGGCTGGCGCTTCGGCCAGCCTGCCTCTGCGGGTACTCCCGGAATGTGACATGCGTCAAGCACATTCGCCGCGCGCGCGAGGGGGTTACTCATCGGGTTGCCGGAGCAGGAAGTCGAGGAAGTCGCGCAGGCGGACAATATCGCCGCGGGTCGGGTGCACGGTCATGTTTGCGTGGAACACCCGGTTGGTCTCGGGGTTCTTGCGATGATAGACGCTCAATTCGATGAAGTAGCCGAGCGTATCCCGAATATCGGGGTCGGTGCAGTGCCCGATATCTAGGTTGACGTCTTCGGCGTCCTCTTCCGAGAGCAAATACGTCCGGCCTCCTTCCTCTGGCAGCGCCTCGCTGAGGTCGACACTGCCGTGGATATTAAATTCCAGGTTCGTGACGTGCAGCCCCGCGCGCGCGAGGGGGGCGGGGCTCATGGGCCGGCGTAGCCGAGCGCGCGGCGCAGCATGGCGTCGCGGGTGGCGGCGTCGCTGGCGCGGCGGATGTCCTCGCGGCGCTGCGGTTGTCCCATTGGCACGAGCCGTGGTCCGTCTGGGTCAATCCCGGCGGCGCGGTGGATCTGCCGCAGGATGCGCTCGGTTTCGGTCATTTCCCTGGCTCCCCGTGGAATTCGGCTAACACCTCGTGGGGGACGTTGCAGCCCGGCTCTCCCGGCGGCGGTCCCCAAGCTTTCGGCCAGTTTTTTCGGGTTGGCCCGCCATGTTCCTCGTCGAACCAGATTCGCATTCGGTGTCTCCAGTGGTCTGGCGACTGGAACGCGAAGCCGTCGCCGTCCCCGACTGTGGCATTCTCAGGATCATCGAGCCATCGCTGATCCCCGAGCCAATTTTCGGGCCGGGCGACGTGCCGCAGCTGCTTGCCGCTGTTTTCGACCGCAAAACGTCTGGCGGCGGCAATAAGCTGCTCAAAACTCGCGGTTTTGCGCGCGAGGACGAAGGCCGCATAGGCGCGAACCCGGTTGACCCGTCGCGGATAGGCCTTCCAAAATTCCTCGAATTCTCCCTCCTCATCCCGCTCGCCGTGAGGCGAGCGCCCCGTCGCCTGCGCCGGATGGGGGGGAGGAGGGGGGGTATCTTCTTCTTTCTTTTTAGGTATAGGTTTAGGTGGTGCACCTGTGGTTGCCTCACCGTCGAGCCTGTGGTTGCGTTTGGCGGCGCTGGCAAGACCGCCCTTAACTGATTTTTTCCGTTGTTCATCAGCGCGCTGTTGGACGTAGGCCCATTCCTTTTCGAGCCGTTTCTGGCGCCAGAAGCCAGAAGAAATATCAAAAAACCCCGTTAATTTTTGACGGACCTTTTTCCATTTATGTCGTGAAATTCTGCACACCTGGGCGAGTTCGGCGTCGCTGTCGGGAAGCGGCTGTCCATGATTATTCCAGGTTGCAAACAGGATCAGGCAATACGCGCCGAACTCCTCGGCCGACAGATGCAGGGTGTCGCCGAGCAGCGCGTCGGTGAACAATGGCATGTAGGGCGCCTGGCTCATCGGTCTTCGAACCGTTGGCGCTGGGCGTCCCAGCCGACATGGGCGGTGCCGGTTCGGCCCTGGCGGTTTTTCCCGACGATCAGCTCGGCCCGATCGATGGCGGCATCCAGCAGATCATGCCACGCGTTGATTGCGTTGGCGTGATCCTCCTCGCTCTGCCGCGCCTGCCGCTTCGGCTGCCCCCGCTCGAGGTAGTAAGCGTCGCGGTGTACGAAGATGATGCTATCGGCGTCTTGCTCGATGTCACCCGACTCTTTCAGGTCGGCCATTGTGGGGCGTTTGTCATCGCGACTTTCGAGTGCCCGGTTGAGTTGTGACACCAATATAATTGGCACTTCCAATTCTTTGGCGACCGCCTTTAAAGAGCTTGTTATGTCACCAATTTCAATGCGCCGGCTTTCTTGCCTAACCCCTTGGCGCATCAGCTGTAAATGATCTATCACCACGAGGTCGAGCCCGTGCTGGCGGCGGATGCGGCGGGCGCGCTGGCGAATTTGCCCGACCGACAATCGCGGTTGGTCATCGACGTGAATTGGCAGTCGCGCGATGTAGTCCCGGGCTCCTATCAGCGCCGGCCAATCGGCCTGGTGAAGTTCGCCGTGGCGCTGCTTGTCGGTCGAGATGCCGGTATGCCCGGCGATCCACCGCATCGCTAGTTGCTCGGCGGTCATTTCCAGGGAGAAAAACGCGACGACTTTGCCACGATCGGCGGCGTTGATGGCGATTGTACCGGCGGCGGCGGTCTTGCCCATCGCGGGGCGACCGGCCAGCACGACGAGGTCGCCCGCTCCCATGCCGCGGATGATCTGGTCCACGGCGCCTATCCCGGTATCGACGACGAACGCGCCCGAGGTGCCGCATTCGGCGCGTTGGTAGGCTGCCTCTATCGCCTCCAGGGTGCGCGTTACTACCGCGCTGAGTGGCTGCGGCCGGCCGATCGTCGTGGTGCTGCCGATGTCGTGCAGCAACTGCTGAGCGTCGTCGATCACCGCTTCGGCGTCGCGTTCGGCTTCCACGTCAGTGACATCGGTTATAATTACCTGTGTCGCCTCTATCAGGCGCCGCCTGAGCGCCAGGCCGCGAATGGTTTTTGCATAAAACGCGACGTTGAGGACAGTGACCGCGCATATCTCCAGCCGGGCGATATAACCGGCCGGGTTGCCACCGAAACCAGCATCTTGGTCCTGCGCGAAATAGGCGTGAAGCGTCACCGCGTTGGCGATGCCGCCGCCGGCGATGATCGAACCGATCGTCGCATAAATCCGGCCGTGCAGCGGGTGTCCAAAATCGTCGAAGGCGAGAGCATCCGACGCTACGTCATAGGCGCGGTTGTTGAGGAGGATCGTACCCAGCAATGCCTGCTCGGCCTCATGGTTGACGAGGTGCTGCAGCACCTCGAAGGCGGCCTGGTCGATCCCGCGCGGGCGCAAGGGTGAGACATTTGTCATGGGATCATCGCTAGCGCCACGGGCCCGGGTCGCGGCCCGAAAGGAACCGCGTAGGGGTGCCGCCGCAGCCGAGGCAGTGGCAGGTAGGCCCGATCGCCGGCGGCCCGGCCGCGACCCAGCACATCTCGCCCTGGTGGCACTCGCTCGGGGTGCGGTGGGCGCGCTTTTCGCGGTATTCGGCGAACCGCTCGATCTCGGCCGCGCTGTAGGCTTTGGCCGGGCCGTGTTTGTGCCGGTTCATGGCGGCGGCAGCCGCAGCAACGCCGCCGCCAGCAGCTCCTGCGCCAGCGCGAGCGCCAGCCGCGGGCTCAGCTCGACGGCGGTGCGAGCGGTGCCGCGGTAGTTCGTCAGCACGATCCGCTCGCCGTCGTCGGCCAGCACGGCTCGGCCGGATGGCGTCACGGCCCGTTCCCGATCCGGTCGCGGTAGCGCGACAGCGCCCGCGCCAGCACCCGACGCAGCGGGATCGAGACATGTTCGAGCCGGGTCTTTTGCGGGCCGCGCGCCGCCTCTATCTCGACGAGGGAAAAATCATCCGGCGGTGAATTGAAATTCGCCGGGGGCTGTCGTATTTGCTTTTCGAGCATGAGACCTTGCCCCCCTTGGTCTTGTGGTTGACGACCCCCGGCGCCCCGCAGTTCGTCGCTGCGGGGTGTCCTCGTCTGGCGGGTGTAGCGCCAGTTCCAGCCCTAGCCGGGCGCGCCGCTGGGCGGCGGCAATCGGGTCGAGGATGCTTTCCGCGTATGCCCAGACGGCGCAGGCGTCGGCCTCGTCGTCGGTGTTGACGGCCCAGCCCCAAGCTCGCGCTGCGGCGATCGTGGCGGCCTTCTTCGGCGCGCGGCCGCCCCAATTCGATTTGCCGGTCAGGTACGAAGTAACCTCGCCCGCGGTCGCCTGGTAGCAGCCCCGGTGGACAACTTCCCGGTAGTCCCAGGCGACAGCATCGATGATCTCGGCGAGGCCGAGCAGCCGCCGCAGGGTCTTCGCGTTAGCGGGAGGCCCGCGGCGGAACCCCATCGGGAAATAGGGCGCCTCGTAGGCGATGACGTCGGGCTGCTCGCGCTCGATGGTAGCGCGCAGGAACCGCGAGAACCGCGCCACGACTTCGCCACTGGCACCGCTGCCGGTGAAGCACCGGCTGCCGAAGCGCGGCTCCGCGCCGGTGCCGCCGAGGCAAAAGCCTGCGGTCGCCGCGCCGTCGATCGCCAGCACGCGAATCACGGCCGGCTCCGGGGGAGGCCAACCCGACGCAAGCCGGGTTGACCGTCCTCGCTGATTAGCGGACGATCTTGACGCGGATGCGGAAGATCACCACGATAATCAGCGAGAGTTTGCGATGCTTCGCATCCTCCTCCGAAGCGCCGGGCCCACAACGCCCGGCGTTTCATTTTAGCGGCAACCGCGGCGCCGTCGATGGCGAGGGTGCGGGTCATCCGGCCTGCTTCGGCATTCTCGCGACGTTATCCATCGCCAAATGGTGCGCAACACGCAGGCCAAAGGATTGCAGCTTAAATTCTAGCTGTGGGTTTGCCTCCTCACGCCCCTGTTCAAACAACATCAGCGCAATGACTACGATCGCCTTAGCGACAAACCTGTCATCTCGTTGCTGGAACAGTTGTGCTATCTGCGGGTTATCTCGCGAAAGGTGTACGCGGTTTGTGCGCCCGGGATCGAACCACCCAATGCCGTGATCCTTGTCGCGGCCCTCGAAGGTAATGAGCAGTCGGTCCTTCTGCGGCGCTCGTCGCGCCTTTGCTGGGCCGTCAGCCGGATCGGACCTCTCTATATCGGTAATCCCCTGCTTGTTGCTGGATTTATTGCCGGGATTTTTGCCTTCTTTCTTTCCGTGATGCGGGCGCGCTGCCGCCAACTCCTCCGGCAGCATGCTGTTGACCAATTCGCCGATCGCAGCTACCCGCGCCTCCATTGAAACATTACCGCATTTCGTCAATATCGGAGTCATCGCGGCTTCGACTGCGTCTTCCAGCTCCTCGCGTTGATTTTCGTCGGTGATGTCGTTTTTGAATGTAGCGAGAGCCCAACGCGCGCCACCTAGTTGCACGCGCGCGAACATATTCGAGAGCCCGGTATAAGTGCCGCAACCCAGAGTGCTGCTCGGCATTATTACGCGGTGCCCGAAGCCAACGTGAACCCGGTTAACCTTCGACGGCTGCGCAAGCAGCCCAGCGTGCAGGGTAGCAAACCGGCCGTCTGAAAATTCGAACCGATGCTCCACAATGTCGACCATCGGTGGGTCGGCAAGCAGTGGCACCGTAACATCGTTCACCCGTATTGTTCGCCCTTCTGCGATTGCCGGGTAAAAACTCTGCGCCAGATCCTCGACGACTCTGTCGATGGTGAACTGCTTCAGCTTCCGTAATATCGAGAGCTTGATTACCGTGCCAGTCGGCGTTCCAACCACCATTGGCAATCTCACTGGAACATCGACCTCCCAGCCCTCCCGCAACACGTCACGCCAATTCACCCGGCAGAGGAAGCAACCATCAGCCGAGACGGATCGTACCTCCATCACGTCGGCCGCGTTAATCGCTTGATTGGTAATGCCAACTCCGAAGCGGCCGAGCTTTGTGCTTTTTAGTTGGGCGTGGTCACCAAGCGTAAATAATGCCGGGACGTATTTCAGTAGAACACCAACGCCATCATCTGTGACTTTGATTTCAGTGTCGCTGATCTCGATATGGATATTTTGCGCCATTGCATCTAGCGAGTTATCCGCAGCCTCGCTGCAAAGCCGCACGATGTCCCCTCGCTCGGCACGAACCGAAAAAAGATATCGCGACTTCGGCCCAATATTCATTTTCTTCATGGGTTTATGCCGCCTTCTGTCTAGAGCTCTCCAGGTCGTCTAACTGGAAGCGAAGTAGAGCAATAAACTCCAACTGCTCGGAGGGATTTAGCTCATGCAGCACGGTCACGATCAGTTTGCGGGTTTCGAGGGTGCGTCGCTCGATCAGCTCCCGCCCGGTTAATGCCGGCTCTGTTTTCGGCCGCGGCTCGTCCTTTGGCGGTTTCAGTAGCGCGACATCCTTGCGCTCCATGCCGGCGTGGATGACGCCGGTGTCGAGGCCCCGCTGGAACTGCTCGTCGGTGAGGCGGGCAAGCGCATATAGCGTGACCCAACTTGCCGGGAGTTTTGCATGCAAAACTTCCATAAGCTTTGGATCGGTGCCCACCCGCTTAAGTGCGCTCACGGTTCCTTTCGAGAAATTAAGCTTCTCGCGAACCATCTTCTGGAATTCAGCCGCTCCCAATTCTTCGTGTGCATTGTGCAGAGACAGCCCGACATCCATGATGCCCTTCACGCTGTCCTGCCACTGTGCTTGGATTATTTCGGCCCACTGCTCGGCGGTGCGAGCATTGACCATGCGGAGCTTTGCCACGGCTTAAAACTCCGCGGCGGCCTCGGCTTCGTGCGGCTGCTTGCGCGGCCGGCCGCGGCCACGCTTGGGCGCCGTTTCCCCCGCGCCGTTCGCGTGGTCGTTGCCGCTCCGCCGCTGCGCGGTTTCCGCCGCCGCCACCCAATCCATGACGCCGCCGATATTCAGTGCGGCGAACCCTTCGCGGATAGTTTCGAGGAGCGTGTCGCGGTCCTCGATCTCAAGCTGCGACACCCGGTAGATCGCGTTCCAATCCGACAGCTTGAAACCCAAATCGCGCTTGATGTGCTTCGCCCGGTATTCGTTGATCTCGGCGTTGATCGCCTTGACCTCGGCCTCGTGCTCGGCGAGCCAGCGCACCGCGGCGCGGATGGTGTCGGCGCGGGCGGCGCTGTTGGAGAGGGGATTGTGCTCGGCGGCTGACGACAAGGATTGGGCCACGGGAATTTCCTCTCCGGTTGGGTTGGTTCGTTAGGCGGCGGTGGTGGGCGTCCCGTTGCGCTCTCGCTCTGGGCAGCGGCGGCGGGCATGACGCGAGGTAAAGGCCGGGACAAAGGTCCTCGGCTTACCGGGTATGCCTTTCGGCCATTCGGCGTTTTCCGGCCAGTTGGTGCGCAGCCAGCGCTCGGCAACTTCAGCGGTGCGTTGGGTGATGGTCTGGCCGCGCTCTAGACGCAGAAAGGCTTTGTCGTTCGCCGCGGCGCGCTTGCCGATGCCGGTCAAGGTGATTTTGGTGGCTGCCGAATAGGCCAGCGCGAGTTTGAGAAGGGATGCACTGTCGAGCATGACGGGAGCAGGCTACCGATATTTTGGTCGCCTACGCAAGGATGTAAATCGAGTTACATGATTTAAGCGAATATCGCTAGGCAAAGTGCCGATGACACGCTAGCGTTAGAGAGATTTTTTTCTCGGTGTATGGTTATAAATGGAGCATTATCAGTTATGGGAGTGCAGAGCGTGGCAGAAGATCTTCCGCCGCCGCCGCCGGATGACCCCGAAGAGACACCGCCGGAACCGAGGCGGCGTCGGCGACAGCAATTTTGGGACGACGAAGCCTTTCGGCAGCGGGTCGCAGAGCTTGCTAAACGGAGGGGCGTGACGGTGCGCGAGGCGATGTTGGGGGCCGGGTTGGCCGTCGACTACACTTACAAGGCACAGGACTCGCGTGGCATCAACCAGTTGATGGCGATCGCGAAGTACTTCGAGGTTCCGACCGAAGAGGTACTGGGGTTGAAGAACCGGCCGCCTGAGCCGCTTGAGCTGGGAGCGGCGTCAACCCCGGCGCTCGATCCGCGCATGATTTCGGAAGCGGCCTTAATGACCGTCCTGCGCCATGCCGACCGCTGGCTATTTCTGGCGCTGACGTTGAACCGGCCAGACGCCGATCTGGACAAAGTCGCAGCCGCGCTGCGGATGGACATGGAAGATTTCAGGGAAGAGACGACCTGAGCCTGAGACGGCCAACCGTCATGGGATCGATAATCTCAAACGGTTCGGCCCAGCAGCACGGCTCGATCGGGTCGCCCCAACGATTAACCCAACCGACGCCGTCCCAATCCGCCATATAGACGCGATCATCGTCTGCGAGCATCACGTAAACCGTATGAAAACGGACACCCGGCCGCACCGGCGGGGGGTCCTCGATCGGCCGAAAATCGAGCAGCAGCATCGGGCATTTCCCCATTCCAGAACCTCTCCTAGATTTGTGGATCGGCCTTATTACGGTTAGGTTACGTAGAGCCGCGCATGCGACGCAAGGGCGATCATCGAAAAAGCCTAAAGTCTCGCTAGACGCGCGATTTTAATATCGCTAACCTGCCCGAAATAGCAGGTGAACGCGAATGACCATTTTGCGTGGCGGCGTGCCCCGGCCAATCGCCGATTTCTATGATCCTGAGAAGCGCAAACGGGCTGAGCGGGAGGACCGCTGGGATATCGCCCCGATCGAGCGCTATCCCAAAGACCGGCACCGCGGCCTAGTTCTGCTGGTGGTTCGCCATTTAAATCCGGTCTGGGCAATCGGCCGTTGGGATAGCGCCGCCGGCGTCTGGCTCGGGCAGCGCGGCGAACGCCTGGACCCGACGCATTTTACGCCGATGCCGGGAGAGACGATCGAAATCGACGACGCTTAAATTTCCCCTGGAATGGCAGGCCCCCCGATGCCTCTCCCCACCGACCGGCTACCGACCATCGAGGATGTCGCGGAGCATCTCGGCGTCACCCCCCGCTCAGTGCGCCAGATCGTGCGCAAGCACCACGTCCCGGTGCTCAGCACCGGACGGCACATCCGGTTCGATGACCACGCACTTGAGGCGCTTTATGCGGTACTGCGGCGTCGCTCTCAGTCTACCAATGCGCCGACCGTCATGGCGATGCCCTCCAAATCCCGGGCACCGTCCAATTACCTGACCAATAACAAAGCCAAGTTCGACGCAGTGCGGGCGCGGCTAATCGCCGGCTCGCAGCGCCAGAAGCGGCCGCCGCGATCGGCACGTTGCGCAGCAAACTCTACGGTCAAGGATAAAGGGTGATGTCGCGCGCCCCTTCGCGATTTCGTCAACGCGACGTTACCGCCGCCGTCAAGGCTGTCGAAGCCAGCGGGCACCCGGTGCGCCGGGTCCGCATCAGCCATGACGGCGATATCGAGGTAGAGATCGGCACACCAACCGACCCGCCGCCGACCACGCCGGCCAACCCGTGGGATGAAGTCCTGACCCGATGACCCAAATTCGCTTGAAGTACGTTCACGAGTTCGCCGACCGCCACGGCAAGGTGCGCCGCTATGTGCGGTTGCCCGGCGGCCAGCGCATCCCGCTGCACGGGCGGCCCGGCTCGGCTGAGTTCATGGCGGCATATCACGCGGCGCTCGATGGCATTGCAACTCCCGCAGCGAAAAGGCCCATAGGGGCCACGCGCACGCTCTCAGGCAGCATCGACGCCGCGATAGTGGGTTGGTACGGGCACGAGAGCTTTACCTCGCTGGCGCGCACCTCACGCGACACCCGCCGGCAGTCGCTCGAACTGTTTAGGAAAGAGCACGGCACCAAGCCGATCGCCGCGCTGCGCCCGCAGCACATCAATAGCATTCTCGCCGGGATGAAGCCGGGCTCGGCTCGTCAGATGCTCTACGCGCTGAAGGCGCTCTGCCACTTTGCGGCACTCACGGGATTGATCGCCGATGATCCGGCCGCCGCGCTGAAGCCGCCACGCAAGACCGGCGGCAAGTCGGACGGCATCCACTCGTGGACTGAGGATGAGATTGCCGCCTATCGGGCTTTCCACGCTGTCGGCTCGACGGCCCGCCTCGCGCTCGAACTGGCGCTGAACACCGCAGCCCGCCGCAGCGATCTGATCAAGATCGGGCCGCAGCACATCCGCAACGGGCTGTTTACATATACCCAACAGAAGACGGGCTCGCCCGTCGCGATGCCGGTGCATCCCGACTTGTTCACCGTGCTCGCCGCCTCACCGACGAACGCACTGTTCCTCGTGACAAGCACCGGCACCCAGTTCTCGCCGGATGGGCTCGGCAACCGTTTCCGCGAATGGTGCCGCGATGCGGGGATACCCGGTTGCTCGCTGCACGGGCTGCGCAAGGCGCAGGCGCGCCGGCTCGCCGAGGCCGGATGCTCGGCGCACGAGATCGCGTCTATCACCGGGCACCAGACGCTCGCCGAAGTGCAGCGCTATGCCGATGCCGCAGATCGTGGACGCATGGCGAAGGCGGCAATGGCAACTGTCAGCAAGGCGTTTGGCAGAACGTGAGCGGAACCGAATTGGCAAACCTGCCAAAACCAAATTGGCAAACCTGCCGCAACCTATTGGAAACGCCGGGATAAATTCCGACGTTGCCGATCAACCTGAAGCCCAACACCAATGCAAAATCAACGTCTTACCCGTGGCAAACCACCCCCTTCCCCATTATTGAAAATAAAGGGTTTTTCGGGGCATTGGCAAACCCTCTCGGCGGCAACCGACGTGCCGTATCGCGGCAAGCCGGCGTCGCGCTACCGCGCCATCGGCAACAGCATGGCGGTGCCATGCAAATGGCTGGGTATAAGAATACAATCGGTAAATGAAATGTCAAAAGCATGAAAATCGATGTGATCATCACTCGCGATGTAGCTGGTTACTGGCCTGACATCTGGCTGCGAGCGCATCCAGTTACTATCAGACTTACAAACGATGAAGCGCGCGAGCTTGCGCAGGCTTTGCTATTTGCAGCCGAGCAAGCACGCGAGAACGGCGCATGAGCGACGATGACGTACTGCGCCAGGCTGAACCCCTGGCCCTCTATATCGGCCGCGTGCTCAACGGCAAAGGACCGATGGTGCAAGCCGCCGTTCTGGCCGATCTCACCGCCACCTGGCTGCGAGGCCATCGCACCGACGACGCCGAGGCGACCCAGACCCTGCGGGCCGAGCTCTTGGCCCTGCACTGCATCGCCGTGCGCAAGCTCGTCATCCTCGCCGACGAGGAATCGACATGATGACATCGCGCATCGAGGCGTTCCTGCTCGGCGTGCTGCTGGTCGGCCTCGCGTGGGCGCTGGCGATATGACCGATCATCTCGATGCGCCGCCCGAGCTGATGCCGCTGGAGCCGTGCGATTGCTGCGGCGTGCCTTCGAGCTACCTGCGGGGGCACGGCGGGCCCCGAATCTGCTTGGCTTGTTTTTACATTTGGTACGACGACGGGCTGACGGACCCCGCGGCGATCAGGGCGCTGCGACTGAAGCGATGCGGCTCAGTCGATATCGGCCGCGACGGCCGCAAATATTGGGGAATGACGTGATGGACGAAGTGCGCCTGACGACCGGGCAGATCGCTCGCATGCAAGACGGGGTGGTGGCGGTGGTTGAAGCCGCGACTAAAGAGCAACCGCACCATTACAAAATGACGGTGCAGCACCCGACCGGCAGCCTGCTGGACGTGCGCGCCGCCGAACACGGCACCTGCATGCTGTTCCTGGCGCAACTGGAACGGCTGGGATACGCCATGCGCAATATGGTCCGCATGCCCGGGGCATCGCCGCTATGAGCGACACCGACCTCGTGCTGAAAATCCTCGGCCGGATAGACGGCACGCCCACCCCTGTCGATGGGCAATTTATCGTCCACTACGATCCGACCTTCGACCGCGCCGGCGCCTACCGGCTCGACACCAGCGCCGAGATCGACGCGGCGATCGGCTTCTCGAGCGTAGCCGAGGCGTGGCGGTACAGCAGGCGGCCGTCGCCAAATAAGCCGTTCGACGGCCCGGGCCACGTCAACCGCCCGATCACCTGCTACCACATTGAATTGCTGCCGAGGTCGCGATGACGCCCGACGCTGAGCGCATCGTGCAAGCGTTGCGAGCGCGGGCGGCGGTGTGCCGCGCTGCCGCCGCGATCCCGACCAACGGCGGGCACGGCACCGATGCGCTGTTGATCGAGATGGCGCGGCGGTTGGAGCGTGAGGCCGACCAGATCGAGGCGCCGCCATGAGCGCCGACCGCGACCTCGCCGACCGCGACCTCGCCGAGGCGATCCTGGTCGAGCTGCTCTCGGGGGAAAGCATCCAGACGGCTGCCGATCTCTTTGATGTGCTGGTGAAAAGTCACCCGGACTGGGGCAGCCACATCTGCATGCGAACCGTGGTCACCGCTGTCTATATCGAGGCCGTCGACACAGTGCTCGCCCGCCGCCAGCTAGAGCTAGCGCGGGAATGGCTCGCCGATCAGGCGCCGCCATGAGCGAGCCGGCGCGCATTATCCGCGTCTTCCCGCGGCGCACCAAAGCGACGCCCAACGACGCGCTCGCCTATGTCGGCCCGCCGGATCTGTTCGCCGAAGCCGACGAGGTACACGTCAGCGTCACCTTTACCTATGACAAGGCGATCGCCGAACGGCTCGCCGAGCAGTGGCGCTGGGTGGCGCCGGTAAAGCTGGGCGGCGTTGCTTACGGCGACGACAGCCTGGAGTTCATTCCCGGCCGCTACGTCAAGCCGGGATACACGATCACCTCGCGCGGCTGCCCACGCCGCTGCTGGTTCTGTGGCGTCTGGAAGAAATGGCCGACGCCGAACCTGCTGCCGATCTACGACGGCTGGAACATCCTCGACGACAACCTGCTCGCCTGCCCGCGGGAGCACGTCGAGGCGGTGTTCGCCATGCTGCGCCGGCAGAACCGGCGCTGCGAGTTTACCGGCGGGTTAGAGGCGCTCTCGCTCGAAGATTATCAGGTCGATCTGCTCGCGAGCCTGACGCCGCGGCCGAGCATGTTCTTCGCCTATGATCCCGGCGACGCCTTCGAGACATTGCAGAGCGCGGCTCGCCGCCTGCTCGATGCCGGATTCACCCCGCAGTCCCACCGGCTGCGCTGCTACGTCCTGATCGGCTTTCCGAAGGACGACTTCATCCAAGCCGAGCGCCGGCTGCGCCAGATCCTCGGCCTCGGCTTTACCCCGATGGCGATGCTGTGGCGACCGGAAACGCCGAGCCAAGAGAAGCATCGCCCGGCGCCCGAATGGCGCGCCTTTCAGCGCCGCTGGGCACGGCCCGCCATCATCCATGCGGTGGCGGCATGAGCGAGCCATTCCGCGAGCAATGGACAATAACCGGCATCGGCGAATGGCTCGAACGCCGCCGGCACCACATCACCGCATCCCGGGTCGCCGCGCTGTTCGAGCTGCACCCGTTCCTGACGCTCGACGGCCTCGTCGCCGAGCTGCTCGGCCAATCGGGTGAAGTGCCGAACAGCAGCATGCGCGATGGCCACATCCTCGAAGCCGGCTTCCCCTACGCCGTGAAAGCCGATGGCAAGCCCTGGGACTTGGTGAAACCCGGCACCTACCACTGGTTGCCCGAGCACCGGCTCGGCGCCACCCCGGACTTCTGGATCGGGGATGACGGCCTGTTACAAGCGAAGAGCACCTCACCCCAGCAATGGGAGAAGTGGCGGGGCACCGTCCCGATCGCGTACACCCTCCAGACCCTGTGCGAGATGCTGGTGTGCGGGCGCGCCTGGGGCGTCCTGGCCGTGATGATCCGCACGGCCGGGCATCCCATCCACTATTTCGACGTGCCCCGCCACCCGGCCGCCGAGGCGCGCATCCTCGATGCCGTCGCCGAGTTCTGGAAACGCTGGGATGCGGGCGAGCAGCCGCAGCCGCAGACCGCCGCCGGGCTCGCGGAGATGGTGTCGGACGGCTCCCACCGGGATTTCAGCGGCGACAACGAGATGCTCTCGCTGCTCGCCGAGCGCGCCGAACTGATGCCGGTGCGTCGCGACGCCGAGAAGCGCATCGACGAAATCGACTACGCCATCAAGAACCGCCTCGGCCCCGCCAGCACCGCGTGGTGCCCCGGCTGGTCGCTAACGTTCAAGCCGCAAACCCGCAAAGAGACGACGTTGCCAGAGCGCACGTTCCGCGTTTTGCGCGTCCGCGCCATAGAGGAACAGGAGGCCCCCGATGCCGCCGGCTGACCACAGGCTGCGCGATGCCGCCCGCGATCTGATCCTGCTCACCGAGCGCTGCCCCGACCTGTTCGTTCACGTCCTGCCGATCAGCGACGAAGACATGACGACGCTGATCGAGCTCGCCGACTTTGATGATGAGGATGCCCCCGATGCCGCAGAATGAAGTGGTGACCCTACCGCCCCGCCCCGCTGCCACACACAGTATCGCCGACATCGAAAAACTTGCCGAGGCGGTTGCCCGCAGTCGAATGTTCGGCATCACGACAAAGGAGCAAGCCCTTGTCCTAATGGCGATATCTCAGGCCGAAGGCCGCCACCCGGCTGAGGCCGCGCGCGACTACAACATCATCCAGGGGAAGCCGGCCAAGACCAGCGAGGCGATGATGCGGGACTTCATCCATGCCGGCGGCCGGGTCGAGTGGCACGCGCTGTCGGATGACGTGGCCGACGCGACCTTCGCGCACCCGCAGGGCGGCACCATCCGCATCATATGGGACACCGCGCGCGCTGCCAAAGCCGGCCTTGCCAGCAAAGATATGTGGCGCAAATTTCCCCGCCAGATGCTGCGCTCCCGCTGCGTCAGCGAGGGGGTGCGCACCGTCTGCCCGATGGCGACGAGCGGCTTTTATGTGCCCGAGGAAGTGCGCGACATGCCGGCAATGCTGGAAGCGACCGACGCCGCCGCCGACCTCGATCAGTTCGCCGCGGTAACGGGTGAGGCCGAGCCGCTTCCGCAGCGGGACATACTCGCCGAGGCGCGCGAGGTAGCGGCCGGCGGCACGGTATTATTCCGCGAGTTTTGGGCTGGCCTGTCGCCGGCCGAGCGCGACGGCATCCGGCAGCACATGGAAGAGTTCCAGCGCGCCGCCCGCGCAGCGGACGACCCGTTCGGGTTGCCGACGTCGCGAGCAATGGAGGAGGAGGGCGCGCCACCGGAGCACCTCGCCCCGGCCGAGCCACCACCGCCGGCTGATACACCACGCGCAGGACTTGAGATCGCGCCGCCGATGAAGGGCGGCAAACGCGATTGGCGTACATGGGCAATCGCGCTGTTAGGGACGAAGGTGAAGCGCTGCACCAGCAGCAACGAACTCGCCGACCTGCTCGGCGCCAACGAGCGCAATCTAGAAGAAGCGCGCGCCACGCTGGCGCCGGCCGACCTCGACGAGATGGAGCGCATCATCGCCGAGCAGTGGCAGAAGGTGCCGACATAGCCTAAAAGCAAAATGCCGGCTGCGGGATTGGCCCCAAGCCGGCACTCTGCGAAAGGAGAGTCCGATGCTGAGACATCGGAAACTCCTGGTCCTGATAGTGGGTCTGCTGGGCGTGCGCGTCAAGCTGACGATCTATCGGTAAACCGGGAGGGGGCCAGTCCGCAAGGGCTGGCCTTCTCCTTTCGTCAAGGGCGCACGGTTTGGCACTCAGCGCGGCGCGTGAAATCCCAGCGCCGGAAACCCGCCGCCGCCGCCGATTGCCAGCGTCACCAGCCAGATCAGCGCGAGCAGCGCGATGATCAGCAGCCCGAATTTATCAACCTGGGGCGGGATCGGCAGGCCGATGTAGCGCAGCACCCACAGCACCGCGAGAAACACCCCGGCGATCAGCACGATCGCCAGCAGTATCCACAATAAGCCGACGATCAGATTGCCCATCGCTCACCGCGCTCTTTCTAGGGTAGACTGTGGCAGCCGGGCGGGGCGCGCAAACGCCCCGCCGGCCTAACCATAAACCGAACAGTCTGAGGTGTTCAGATCATGGCTAAGCAATCTAATAGCATCGTCCCGTTCTTGTTTGAGGGGGAGACTCTGACGCGCGTTGTCGTACGCGGCGGCGACCCCTGGTTCGTTGCGAGTGATGTGGCGCGTGTTTTGGGATATCGGGACGCACCAAATGCGGTCCGTAGGCTTCAGGACGACGAGAAAGCCTACTCAGAAACGAGTAGCGAAGGGGGCGATCAGGGCCGTTTGGTCATCTCCGAAAGCGGCCTTTATGCGCTGATCTTTTGCTCGCGAAAGCCGTCCGCAATTAAATTCCGCAAATGGGTCACGTCTGAAGTGCTGCCGACGCTCCGCAAGACCGGCTCATATCGGCCGCAGCGGCGACAGGCATTATCAGCGGAGGAACGGGCGGCGCGGGCAGCTCTTGCCGCGCGGCAGGCGCGCGTTAACGAAATGCAGGCAGCGACCCGGACATTGCAGGAAATTCGCCTAATCCAGGGCGTGCGGGCAGCATCGGCCGCAGCCCCTGGATTATATGCGCCATTCGGCATCAATCTAGACGCCGTCGAACCGCCGCAGGGCACATTGCCGCTCGACGATGACAGCAACGGCAGCATGCACTGACCTCGCGGGTGGTGATCACGGTAGGGTGATAGCGATGGAATGGGTTTTTTGGGCTGCGGTTATCGTCGTCCTGATAATGACGGGGGCGTTAAGCAATCTCATGAGCAAACTTTTCGACGATTAGGGCGAGCCTGGGATCTGCATTGTTGTCCATCCAGCAGCCGGCATTGTGGCCAAGAAATTCTTCATGCGGGGGCTGGCGAACTGGGCGTTTTGTCCTTGCGCGCTTCGCATGAGTTCCGCAGCAAAAGCCGGGTCCTGCATAGCCTCCGCCAAGAGCGCCGTCACCTTGTCGCGCGCTCCCGCATAAGCCTGATCTGCCGCCCAAGTGCCGGCGCGGTTGCCGACAGCGAAGCCGCCAAGGGCGCCCTTCCATCCGCCTTGCGTCATCAAGCCGGCGCCCGCACCGATCGCCTCTGCCGCCCGCACCGGCTGGAACCAACTTCCGACCATTGTTTGAATGTAGTTTTTCCCGGCCAGTTTGGCTGCCGTGTCAGAGCCGCCTTGCGCGCCCGCTCGCCCGGTGCGCTCGACCATGGTTGCGGCATCGACCAACTCATTGACCACCCGCCGCTGGTCGGGGGTGAACAGTGGGCTGTCGAGCAGGGCGCTGTTGCTATCGACAAATTTTCGCATCTTGTCGCCCAGAATGAACTGATCCCCCTGGGCATCTTGGCGTGCCCCCGACAATGCCTCGTGCATTTTGGCAGTGAACCAATCCCGCCCGTGTTGCAGCAATTCCGGGTTCTGCATTGTTGCTGCGACGTACTGCCCGACCCGCTCCGACTGCCCCGCGCCAGGGGACAACATTTTATCTAGGACGGCACTATCGGGCGTCCCCTCGACCTTGAAGATGTTACTGATAGGTGGCCGGTTGAATGTTTGGTTGTATTGCCGGGAGGCGTCCAGGGCGTTCTGGTAGCGCAGGGTCGCGGCCTGATCGGCGGTCGGCATCTGGATCTGGCCTTCCGGCAGACGCTGGAACAAAGCCTCGTCCAGGTTTCGCAGGACGTCGGCCTGGTTAACTTCCCCGGCCCGGCGGGCGATCCTCTCGCGCGTCGTCAGAGCTGATCGGATGTCCTGCACTTCCCGCATCGGCAACGTATCGGCGTTGCCGCGGCTGATCATCGCCATGATGTCGTCCGGCACCAAAGGCCGGCGAGCCATGGTCAGATCATCGATGTAAGCATTCATCCGATCCCGGATCGGCTGCATCGGGATATTAACCGACCGTGTGGGATCAATAGCCTCCCAGGCTTGCCGTTCCGTTGCTCGGCCGGCCGCTCGATTGGCCTCCAATCCGGCAGCAGCCTGCTGCGAGATTTCGTAAGGGCGTCGTTGCCCCGGCTGGCCCAGTTGGTCGAACGCTTCGAGTATTGTTTGATTGTTTCGGGTGGCTTGATCGGCAAATCTCCCGGAAACACCCGGACTTAATTGTTGGACGCTACGCTCCAACGACAAAAGCCCCGGATCATTGCTGGCCTGCCCCAAGGTCGGATTGATGCCAAGAGGCGGCGTTAACGGGTCCGGTACGCCATAGGTGGCGCTCTCGTTTAGGAGACGCCCAGTAATGTTGCGCTGGCCCTCTTCGGTGAACGGTCTAACCGCCGCCTGTCCGGCCTTGTAGAGATTACCGGGGATAGTCGGAACCGTGGCGGCGGTAATGCCGCCCAAAAGGCCGCCTGCCGTGCCCCCGAGAAAACGAGCGAGCGGGCCACCGCCCACAGCCTCGGCCGCGTCCTCGCCAGCCACTGACCCGGCCCCGCCTCCAGCTCCGGTTGCAACATTACCGAGCGCGGTCGGAAGGCTTGCCTCGCCGCCCATCAGCATGCGAGCCAGGGCAGGCGCCCTACCGGCCGCACCTAAAGCACCGCCGATGCCCATGCCGGAGACGGCCGATCCGGCTCCGACTCCCGCGCCGTACAGGAGGCGATCGATCTCGTCCTTGGGTTTGGTCTCGCCGACCGCGCCGTGCAGCCAATCACTGATGTTCTCAGAGCCCAACCAAGGCCGGGTAACCGGCGCTACTGTTTGGTTGCCGGTGATCGCGTTAATGCCTTTGGCAGCCTGATTACCCAGCCACGCCGAAAGATCGAACGGCGCGCCCAGGGTTGCCGCGATAGCCGCGTTGGCTCCGGTAGCAAAACTTCCGGCGCGCTGGTTGAGCCCGCCCTTTTCCATCGGCAGATCATCAAAAGCGCCAGCCGGCCTCCCCTCCATCGGCAGATCGTCGAAGACGCCCATTAGAGGCCCTCCGCGCTGACGCCCATTTTCTGCAGCCGCTCGATCACGGCCGCGCGCGATCTGCCGCCGGCGATAGCCGCCGCAGCCTCGGACCGCAGCGTCGCGTCAGTTGAGCCTTCCGGACGCGCCACTGCCCCAGCGCCTGCGTTCGGCACCTTAAGGGCAGGCGCATCGGACAGCGCCGAATAAGCACCTGGGCCGTGTACCGCATCAACGTAGGCCTGCTTGGCGCGCCGCAGGTTGAACAGGAATTGCCCCTGGCTCTGTGATTGGTCGAGATTAGACAAGGCGGCGGCGAGGCGATCCCCTTCCGCATTGCTGACGTTGCCCAAGGCCCCGCCGGTCGGGCTGCTCTGCCGCATCTGGTTAAGCGCATCAAGGGATGAGCGAGCCTTGAGGGTTTCGACCATAACCCGGACATCGTTGGCCGCGGTGCCGCCAAGTCTCGACAGCCATGCGCCACCCGCCCCCGTGGTCGGCAAGGCAGAGTTTTGCACTAGGTTTTCGATGCGGTCGCTATTCTGCATCACAATGTCGCGTGAAACCTGTAATTGCAGATCGGACTGCTTTTGCCTCCTGAGAACATCCTGGGCCTCTCGCGCGGCCGGTGTGTCAGGCACCGGCTGCGCTGCAAGGGTGCCTTGCGGCGTCGTCCGGTACTCGTAACCGGGCGGGGTGGTGCCAAGCGCAAAAGGCGTTCCGACGATGTCGCCGGGGCGGGGCGTCGTGTCGCCGCGGGCGGCGCGCGCTGCTCGGTCGGCACGGTTTTGGGTTACTTCAGACTGCAGCATATTCTGAAGAACGGTTTGTCCGTTTTGATCGAGGACAGGCACATCCTTTATCGTGGTGGTTTGAGCGGCGGTTGTTTGTTCCAACAGTTTGGAGTAACGGTCGATCTGCGCCTTGCGCTCCGCCTCGTTAATATTCGGATCGATCTTTGCCCAGGCGATGGCGGCTTCCAGTTTCGGCCTAAGCTCAAGCTCTACGCCTAGTTCGCCACGCTTCGAGGCTCCAGCCGCCTCCCCCAGATACCCCGGCGACTTGTAATAGGTCTCCAGCAGCGAGTTAAACGGGTCACCCAGCCCGCCCATCTTCATCAATGCGTTGAGCGCGCCCAGTTGCTGCGGCGTCATGCCCGTGCCAGGGATGATGCCACCGCCGGGTGGGGTTGCCAGGGCCGCCCCGGCGCCGGGCGGGGTTGCCAAGGGTGCAGCGCCACCACCGGAGCCGCCGCCGTCCCCCATTGGACCCGACCAACCCGCATTGCGTGCCAGCACCTTGTTGTAGGGCGCCCAATCGGCGAGCCCCCTTTTGTCGTACAGCGCCTCCGCCGCCTTCGTCTGCAGCTCGGGCGGCGCATCGATCGCTCTCGGGTATTTTGCCGTGTCGATGCCGGCAGAACTGGCGGCAGATCGCCAGGTTGGGTCGATCATCTGGTAATAGCCGCCGGCGCTCGATGGTCCGGTGACCCGCCCGACGCTCGGGTTATAGCCGCCCTGTGGGCCGACCACGTTCTGCATGATGTTGCGGTCGCCGCTTTCGTATTTTCGCACCAGCGCCAGGTCCTGCGCTCGGCGAGTGAGATACTCTGGGCTGCTGGTGTCGCCCCCGCCGCTGCCGACCTCGTCATCCCCACCCGCTCCAGGGTCGAAAGGGGGCGTGCCGTTTGCGCCGCCTCCATAGCTGGCCGTCGACAGCAGGCCGCCGAGACTGGCGCCGGCCCCCGGGACATCCGGTGGCGGCGCGTCACCCGCCGGTAGTGGCGGGGCGGGGCCCAGGAGCCCGGTCGGGGCTTTCCCGGTGCCGCCGCCAGCGCGAAACCGCGCGACAAAATCCTCGATGGTGTCTTGGCCGCCTTGCACGCGACTTTGTATCCACGCCTGACGCTCGGCCTCCGTTGGCGGGCCAGATAGTGCCGGTGACGCAGCCGGGCCGCTAGGCGTAAGGCCCGTCCAAGGGAGGGGCTTTGGCCTAGGCGGCATGCCGTATCCGCCGGCGTCCAAGATAATAGCGCCTGGACCGGGCCAACCGGGGGGTACGCCACCAGGGGGTAAATCAGTAGCCGAGGCGACCGGCGCAGCCGGGATGGGCGCGGCCGAGGCAGGCGTTTCAGCGGGCTCGGTCGGCGTCGGCACGCCACCGCCGCCGCCGGCAGCGAGGCGCTGTAAAAACGGCGTCAGCGATTCATTGAGCTTCATTTTCTGCTGCAGAGCTTTTAGCTCCTGCACTGTCATCCCGGCCTTCAGGAGCGACAGCGCCGCCTGGTCACGGCCCGTGCCCATCGCCGCCGCCGCCTTGCCGATTGCCGCGCCGAGCGGTATCGGCAGGCGGCTCGGCATCCCGGCGTCGGCAAAGGCCCCGGCCATGGCAAGCAGCCCCCGGCCCGACAGTTGGCTCTGCTGCTGCGGCGTCAGCAGGTCGTCGTAGAGCCCGCCGCCGCCGCCGCTGAGCAGGCCGCCGAGGAAGTCCGCCATAGGTAGTTTCCCTTACTACTTGCGCTTGTCGTCCGCCGCCGCGGTGGCGTGGGCGGGAGCGGCTGCGGTGGCGTGAGCCGGGGCCGCCGGGGCGGGCGTTGCCGGGTGCTGCGCCGCCTGCTGTTGCCTGCGAGCAGCCGCCTGCTGCTGCCGCTTTGCCGCCTCTTCTTCATACTTGGCGCGGTTCTCTTCCTTTTTACGCGCTATCTCGGCCTCGGCCTTGGCGCGGTCTTCAGGCGACATGGCCGCAAGTTTAGTCGCCTCTTCCTGCTGGCGCGCCGTCATCCCCATAGCAGCCGGCCTGATAGCTTCAAATTTTGCTATCTCGGCTTCCGGCAGGGAGGCTTCCAGGTTCATCGCGTAGTCCAGCACTGCACCAAAATCAGACATGGTCTTCTCCTCTGGGTTAAGGCGTATCCAACAACCTGCGAACGACCTCGCATGTCTCTATAACGGACAGCACCCGCCCGTCGGTCAGCCAGACGACGCAACGCGCTGCCGAATTTACTACTTTGTTCCCGCCCCCCGGGGCCGCCGCGTGCATGCTGGTGATCTGGGGGCCAGCAACAAGCACCTCGCCGCCATCGGCCCGATGCAGCAACACCATCAGTGCCAGGACCAGCGGCATGATTAGGTTCAGGCGGCGGCGATCAGGGTGCTCCTTCCAGGGCTTCGACCCGAGCAGCCAGCTCCTGGCAACTGTTCACCAAGGCCCAAATCAACATCCCGGGCTGCAGGCCGAGGAACCGCTCGCCATCGAAATCAACCTCGGCGACCATCTCCGGCACCACCGTCTGCATGTCCTGTGCGACCAAGCCATAGCGAGTCTCGTCACCGGCAAATGGCCCGGAGGCATACTTGAAGCTCACCGGACGCAATGCCCTGAGCGCGGAGAGCCCGCGGCTATAGGGCGCGACGTCGGTCTTTGCCGCTTCGTCCGAGATGACGATCCAGGAACCGCTGGCGTTGTAGGTGCCGGTGGCGTTGAACACCGCGTAGCTGATCGTGGCCGGGCGGTTCATGATGGAGTGGGCGACGGCTCGGTAGAAATTGTTGCCGCCGCTATCGAGCACGATGTTGGGCGCGCCGCTGCCGTCATAAATGGACGTCGCGGAGCCGACCGAGGTGAGCAGCGTCAAGCCGTGGATATTGTATTGCGCGGCGTTGACCGCGCCCGCCGCGTTGATGGCGCCGCTCGAGCTGATGATGGCCCCGGTCAGCGTGCCGGCGGCCCCGATATCGCCAGTGCTGACGAGCGCGCCGACTGTGGCGGTGCCTGGGATCGAGGCGTTGTTGCCCACCAAGATATCGTTGCTCGCCGAGATGTTGCCGGTGCTGACGAGGCCGCCGGCAGTGACGGTGCCGGTGGCGCCGATCGCGCCGAGGGACGACAGCGAGGTCGCCTGCAATGCGCCGGTGGTGACGCTGCCGGCGATCGTGGCACCGCCTTGGACGTTTAGAGTGCCGGTGGTGCCGAGATTGCCCGCGGTCACCGTGCCCGATATCGATGCCGCCCCGAGCGATGAGAGGCTGCCGCCCTGGATGAGGCCCGACGCGGTGATGCCGCCGCCGATGACGCTGATGCCGGACGAGGAGTTTACCGTGAGCCCGCCGGTCATCCCGCCGCCGGTCGACGAGACGTATGGCAGATGCAGCGAGCCGTCGAGCACTTGGTCGTACCAGCGCCGCACCGCCCCCATCATGGCGCGGGCGGAGTTGTTGACCATGGAATTTTGCATGAACTCCGGCCAGCCATCCGGCGGCGCCGATGTATTACTTTCGTCGATCGGCGACCACGCTGAGATGTCTGCCATTATTGCCCCGCCTCCCACAGCAGCACGCGCCGGCTGATCGCCTCGGTCGCCGTCAGCTCCACCAGTCCGCCACCCGGAGGGACGTGCTCTTGCATCGCCTTGCGGGCCGCATCAAGACCGGCCGGGCTCGCGAAGGTCTCAGTGACGACCCAGCCATTGCCATCACGCGCCTGGACCGCGCGCGAGTTCTCCACGGGTCTGCCGCCACACCGCGAGACGACCAGCGCCTTGTCCTCCGGGTAGCCGAGGATTGCCGCCATCACCCGGTCGAAGGCGACGGCCTCGCTTGGAGCGCGCCGGAATGTGCGCGCCAGGTCTGCGTCCAATGTGATGAGCACACCCTCGGGGCGCGGCACGATGTGAGCATCCGGCGCGCACGGCATCCGAACGGCGTTTGCCGGCACCAGGAACGCCGCCCGTTTCGGATGCCCCGAGTCCATTGCTGCAGCGAGTTGCGCGCGAATATCGCCGGCCGGCTCGGGCAGTGGCGTCATGTGGTTTGCTCGCGGTAAACGGAGCGCCAGTCCTGTTCGGGGACGAGCGCTCCCAGCGCCAGGCACGGCAGCCACAGCGCCGCCGTCACCGACCGCCCCCGCCACAGCTTGCGGGCGCCCACGACGCCGGCCCGGGCGGCCAGGTCTTCGGCGCGCCAGCCAAACACTTTGCCGAGGAAGCGTGAGTAAAGGCTGTCGGGTTGCCGGCGCAGATGGGACACGCTCGGGATTGCCCAGACGTAGTAGCCGCGCTTGACGGCCTCCGGATAGCCGGCAAACGCCTGCGACCCCGTCAGCCAATAGCGCTTCGGCATCTTCTTTTGGCGCATCAGCTCGGTGCAGATAATCCAGAAAGCCATAGGCGCGGCGGCGGCAGCAGCCCCACCACCGAAGTCTATCGCCGCCGAGCCGGCCAGCGCCGCCGCGTCAAGTGGGACCGCGGCCCCAGCCGCATCCAGCGCCCACGGAGCCGCTGAGGCGGCCCCGCCACCGCCAAACAACCCGCCCAGCAACCCGCCGCTGCTGCTGCTGCCGCCGAACAGTTGCTGGCCGATCCCCAGCGTGCCGCCGAGGCCGCTCAGCAGGTTGGCGGTCTGGTTCTGGAAATACGGCGAAGTGTCGCTGTGCGACCCGGTCGTCGGCTGCCCGATGCTGCTCATGTACTTAGCCAGCGTGTCCCACGGCGCGTTCTGCTCGCCGTAGTAGCGCTTCATCTGGTCGGCGATGGTGGCCTGATCCATCGCCGTCAGGCCCTGCCCCGCCTCCAGCGCCGAGCGCGCCGGGATGAACTGCGCCTGGGCGAATTGCGGGTATTGACCCAGCGCCTGGATAGCGGCGCTGTTGCCCGACTGGTAGCCGCCCTGCAACCCGGTCGCGCCGTATTGCTGGCTCGCCATCAGTTGCTGGATCGCGTTCTGCGCCGAGTTCAGCCCCTGGCTGTACTGGTTGCCGGCCTGGTTGGTGACGTTGGCGGCGTTGAGCGCGCCCTGCATTCCGAGACCGAGACCCTGGTTGTAGAGGTTGCCGTAGCCCTGCCCGGCCTGGGCCTGCAGGCCAGCATAAGACGATGCCGCAGCATCCTGCCGGGCGCGCTCGTTGCTGTAGTTCTGGCCGTAGAGGTTGCTCGACTGATCGGCGAGCGTCTTGCCCAGGTTCAGCTCGTTGGTGCTGCGCGCGCCGAGCATCGCGCCGGAGCCGTAGCGGCCGGCATTGGCGAAGTTGTAATCGGTCAGCGGCGCGGTCGCGGTCTGGTAGTTGCGGGTCACCGGGTCCGCCGCCGCCTGCACCATGGCGGCCAGGTAGGGGTTGCTGTTGAGGTATGCGCCGCCTGCCGTCTGCGCGAGTTGCTGCATGCCGGCGCCCTGCCCCTGCGCGACCCCTCCCAGTGCCGACAGGCCGAGATTGCCGCCACCGGCGGCATTGGCGAGCCCCATCAGCGGGTTGGCGTAACCGCCGACGGCATTGGCGTAATAGTTGCCGCTGTTGAGCGCGGTGTTCTGCAGGTTGGCGAGGTTCTGCTGGTTGGGGTTGGTGCCTTGGGCGAAGCTCTGGTAGGTGCCGTAAGCCGGCGAGTTATTCACCCCGTAGCCGCCGGTGACGGCGGTGTTGTAAGCGGCATTTGTCTGTGGTCGCAGGCCCTGATCAATCGATGCGCCGGTATTGTAGATGTCTTGGTAGCCCTGCTGCACCGCCGGGTTCCACGGTGCCATGGTGGCGCCGGGGTAGTACGGCATCACCGGCTGCTGATTGTATAAATTCTGCGCCGAACCCCAGCCCTGCTGCAGGTACGGGAGCTGCGCCTGCTGCGTCGGGTTAATGGTGGTTTGGGTGGTCGTGCCGGCGGGCTTCGAGCCCTTAGACATGCGTCAGCTCCCGGACCATGATCACGTCCCCCGTCAATTCGGCGCCCCACGCGCGGACCCATCCCGCGCGGCCGCAGCAGGCGACGTGAGTGCAGCCCAATTCCCGCGCGTGCCGGTCGATCGCCGCCACCGCCGGGCCGATCCAGGTCCGCATGTTGCCGCCGCCGCCGAACAGCACCTCGAGCACCCGCCGGCGGGGATAGGTCACCACCTCGGCGACGATCACCGCATCAAGCTGGCCGGGCACCGCTTCGCAGAACCACATCCCGAACTTGCCGGCGACGGCGAGAGCGAGGAGGTCGATCGGCTCGTAACAGCCGGTGCGGCGGGTAGCCTTGGCAATCAGCGGCTCGGCCTCGCGCCAGCGCAGCGCCAGCTCCTCGACCGGCGGCAGGCGCACGATCGCCCTGCCGGGGAGCGCTGTCGGCGCTGCCCCGGTTTCCCAAGTGGTCAGGCTCACAAAATGATCCAGTCGGTGCCGTTGAACCAACACAGCACCGGGGTAGTGCCGCCGCCCGACCCGACCACCCCCGTGGACGTGGTGCTGTCGGTCACGTAAGCCAGCGTGCCGGGGAGCACACCCGCCGGCAGCGTATCTACGGTGAGGGGTACCAGTTGCGGCCGGTTGGCCCAGGCAGCGAGCTGATTGATCGCCGCCGCCATCGATTGCAGCCAGGACCACCAGTTGCTTTGCACATCGTTCGGCGCCACCGATACGGTGACGGCGGCGGGCGGCGAGTTGGCGCTCAACGCAGCTTGCCCTCCGGGACGACGTCGATGTCGAGCCCCTGCAACGCCTGGAAATTAACGCCCCGCGCCATGGCGAACCGCATCCGGACGTAGCGCCCGGTGATGCGCTGCGGGCAGTCGCCCAGGATGTTGACCGGGATCTGGGCCGACCACACGACAGGTTGCGTCAGCCGCTCGCGCACCCCGACCTGGACGGTTGCGATGTCATCGATGTCGCCGGCGTCGATCAGCGGCCGGGCGTTTGTCACCCAGGCGCGGCGGCCGGGAAACGGTTGCGTCTCGGGCAGGTCCAGGGTCGGCGCCATCGCCGGACCCACCCAGGTGTGGAGGCGGTGGTCGGGCGCGAACGTCGTAAGCCGGCCGGCTGTGGTGCCGGCCCAGAACGGATCGTCGAACGGCGGCTGGACGGTGTCGAGGTCGCCGAAGCTGTCGATCGTGTCGAGCGTGTGGTCGTTGGCGTTGAAAAGACCTCGGGTCAGCCACTCGCTGCGCTGGTCGGCCAAACCGCCGGGCTCGAGTTCACAGATGACTGCCCGCGCCAGGTCCCAGTTGTAGACCAGCAGCCGGTCGAACAAGCCGTCGGTCGAGGTCTCGGAGGCAAAGGCCCAGTAAACGAGGTTACTGCCCGGGTCGGCGACGCCCTGGACATAGCCGATCCAGGCGCCGTTCAGCTCGCGGAAGAACTCGTTATCGAATTTGCCCGCGCCGAACGGGATGGCGACAGCGCCGTCGAAAGCCTGAAAACCGCTCTCGGAGAGATACATCGCTACCTGGGCCGCGCTGCCCGCCGCCGTCCGCATCCGGCCCGGCACGATCGAGAGTGGCGACATCGTCCCCGGGGCGCCGGCAATGACGCGGAAATTGAACAGGGTCGGCGGGCCGACATAGTTGCCGCTCCACAGACCGCTCTCGCAGAAGATCGCAACATCGGACCCGCCGATGAAGCCGGCGACCATGCCGGTGATGGCGCCCAGGTCCTGTTGCTGCAAATCCTGGTAATCAGACTGCAGCTCCAGCGCGGTTACAGATCCTGGGAGTGGCCACTGATCCGGCTGTCCAAGCCCCGACCAATGCACCCTATAGGGCACCGCGCCATCGACCGAGCTAAAGACGTTAGCGGCGAAGACAAAGTCTTTGACCGTCGTCACAAACTTAGCCTTTGGCGCATCCGGCGACAGGGCGGCAAAATTGGTATCGCTGAGCAGCATGCTCTGGATCGGGTCGGTGTAATTGCTGGCGATGATGCGGTTGCCGAAAGCGGTCATCGACCAGAACCCGCCGGCGCTCGGGGGTGGGGTGTTATAAGCGCCGCCACTGGTCCGGCTGACATTGGCAAAGGCGTTGTCGGCCGGCGGCATCCGGTACAGCGTGGTGGCGTCGCCGGCGTAGATGTAGGGCGCGCCGGTGACGTCGCGGATGACGTAGCTGCCCTGGCAGCGCCCAGCCAGCGTGTTGGTCGAGTAGGGCTGCGGCGTCGGCATCGGGCCATAAGAGGCCTTGGTCGCCGGCACGCAGTTCTTGATGACCGGCGCGCCCGCGCTGGCGAAATCCGGCTGGTCCGGCAGCCATTCGGGGAACGGGACGATGGTCACAGCGTCCCGCCGCGCACGCGCATCGCCATGTCCGGCCGCACCTGCAATGGCCCGCCCCAGCGCGCTTTGATGTCGGCGCGCTCCAGGGCCGCGAACGCCGCCTCGCGGCGCTGCGCCCATAGCGGCACGCGCTCGTCGTGGCCGATAAAGGCCGCGGCCTCCAAGAGGGTCCCGAACAGGTATGCCGTGGGCGAGGCTTTCAGCAGCCAGTTGCTCGGGTTGGCCGCCGATAGCGCCGGCAAGCCACGCAGGTACGTGACGCTGACGGTGTAGCTGCTGTCGGGTGGTGGAGTGAGGCGCATCTGGATGTTGCTGCCGCCTGGCGAGCAGGGTACCGAATCGTCGGTGCTGCCGTAGATCGTATAGAACTGCGGGATGCCGGCGACGCAGACATAGCGCGCCGCCTCCACGGGAGCCATGAAATCGAGCGGCACCGCGAGATCCACCAGCATCGCGTGGCGCAATTCGGCGAAGTCCGCCGGCATCGCCAGATCCGGATAGCCGGGCGAGGTGTAGAGGATCTCCATCCCCTCGCCGCCGATCGTGCGCAGCCGCGGGCGGGCTTCGGCCTCGAAAAGTGTCACCATATCGGGGACGTGATCGACCAGCAGCCGGTCGGCCGGGCGGCCCAGCCACTCCAGCACTGCCGTCTTCAGGCCGTCATAGGTGTCAAGCGGCATCGGGGTCTCGTCGGTTGAGGCGGGCAGAGCGCAGCGCGGCGTAAGCCTCCTCCATCGCCGCCAGCGGGATCACGCACAACAGGACATCGTTCGGAATGTTATCCTGCGGCAGATCGTGTTCCGCCTCGGTCACCAGCCGCTTCAGCGCGTTGTAGAGGCGGTGTTTGTTGGTGTCGGGCTTCATAGGTAAAACGTATTCGTACGTAAATACTTCCACTCGTTTGAATTTAATAGCTTTTTTACCGCCGGCCAGTGTTCCTTGCGCCAGCAGTTGATGCCGTAGTCATTGAGCCACATCAGCGCCACCTCGTTCGGAATGCTGGCCGCCAGGCGCATGTCTTTCGCCTCGTTCCAGCAATCGCTGTGGTTCTGCAATTCCTTGTTGCGGTCGATGATCGGCTGCACGTCGCAGATCCGGCGGATCGTGACGCGGCCATTGTCGTTGTCGTAATCGAATGTCTCGTAGGCCCCGTATTCGGGGTCGGTGTCGAACAGGATCGGCATGACTTCCTCGTTAGTAGAGCGCGAGCGGGGCCCGCTGCCCGAGCCGCGTCAGCAGTTGGTTAAGCGGATCGGCAAATGGCGAGAATTCCGGGGGGCGCCTTGATGCGTACTCGCCCTCGCGCACAACCGGCCAATTCCCTTTATCGCGGGTATCGGACAGATCAAACGACAAGTGCTCCTCACGCTGCGGGCCGCTCATCTTAAGCTGCCCGCCAACCGCTGGGTTCCACCATTGCGACGGCGCCATGATCTCCCCCTCGCCGTAGCTGGGCCGGTTGCCGATGGAGTCCTGCACCACCAAGGGCAGGCTGGGCGATACTCCTGGTGGCGTTTGAAATCCCGGCGAGCTGCCCTGGATCATCTCCCGCACCGCCGGATCAATGTCGGCAAAGCTCCGGCCTTGGGCGCTCAGGCGATAGTTCAGGAGGTCCAGCACATTCATCATCGCCGCGTGTCCCAAAAGAAAAGGGCGGCCCGCGATGGACCGCCCTGGTTGGTTTAGCGTGGTAATGACGCTATAACGGGAGTATACAGGCTGCGATAGTTAATACCAAGCGGTCATGGTGTTGTGAGGTCGTAGATGCCCGCAGACGCTGCTTCATTCTTGCTGATCAACGTGCATTCCTGGATCAGCATCCGCTTCTCGGCGTCGCCGGTTTTGGCGAGCGGCACCTGGCTGGTGGGCCGCAGCCAGGCGACAGCCCAGTAGTTCCAGTTCAAGATAAAAGCGTCACGCGGGCGCTGCCAGCGATTGGAGATGATGTTGATCGTGTGGAAGTCCCCGACATAGATATCGACGGTCGCCGTAAGTTTCTTGGTAGCGACATCCACCGTTTTCTGCGCGCCGCCGGTGAACGACGAAGCAACAGATTTGTTGCTACCGCCGCACATCAGCACATCCGGCTCCTCGGACGAATTTGTCCATATCTGCTTCAGCGCGTCCTTCAGCATCACCTCGGTAAAGGCCCGTGGCGTACCGTCGACCCTGATATTGCTGCCGTCACCGACCGGGTTTGTGCCGACGTGATTAGTGTTGGTTTTGATCCAGGCGGGCACGCCCGCCATGGTCGGCGCGGTAGTAACGGCGCCGGTGACCTTCGCCTGGTTGTTGAGGAGGATAGACTCCGTGTCGATCTTCAACTCCTTCCCGCGTTTGGTGAGCTGCAGCGCCAGCTCGGTGTTGCGGCCGGCCTTGTTAACCCGGTCGACCGTGCCCGAGATGATCACCGTCTTGCGCATGATCTGGGTGCGGTTGCCGAGCCTCGCGGTCGCGCTCGCGGCGCTGAAAGTGGCGATATCGTCGCCCTGGAACTGGGCGTTGCCGACATCGGCGGCGGCGAGCGCGTCGGTCTGCCATTCGGTCAGCACCGCGTCGCACGTCTCGCGGCCGATGTTGCTGAGAAACGGCGTCGTCTCCGGGCTGATCATGTAGATCATGTTGGAGAGATCCTCGCGCAAACCTTGGAGTCCAGGTTGTCCCGTATAGGTCAGGGCGGTCCCAGGAATTATTGCCATGATAAAATAGGCTCCATCAGAGGGATGCCGGCGCTTCCCAGCGCTGGCGGGCGCCGCTGCCCAGGCGGCGTTTAGGGCGGTGTCAGATAGTCAGTTGCCAACTGACCTAGGCTTCAGAGGATCTCGAGCAGGTACGCGACCGCGTCCTTCTCGGAACCGCTGCGTTCCAGAGCTGCGAGTTTATTGTTGCGGCGTTGGCTGGCTGAGGTATCCGAGCGTTGTTTGGTGCCGGGCGGCTGCACCCGGGGAGGCGGCGCCGTTTGCTTATTGGTGCCGTTGCGCGCCGCCGCCGCCCGATCCGCACGCATGGCCTTCTCCGCCA